TCGGTTTTTGTCAGGTTGCGATAGAACGCAGCCCGCATGCCCGACACGCCGACATTGTACCAGCGGCCCTGCAGCCGCTTTTTCTTGCCCTTCTTGTTGCGCTCATAGGCAACCGGTTCAATTGGCGGGGCGGTGTCACGGTTCGATCCGCGCACCGCGATCACGCGCGACCTGGGATGTAGCCGCACCCAATCCTCCACCTCATCGGTATAAGCGTTCGCGTCGATGGCCAGCATGTCGGCCTCGATCTCATTGCCCGCCTCATTCCGCCATTTGCGGGCCAGGAAGGTGGTCAGCGCGGACCGGATTTTCTCGTCCCCGATCCAACCGGGTATCACGACATAATCCACCACGGCGCGGCGCAGTTCCGGACCCCAGGCCACGATCTGGCATTCCAGGCGCGGGTCCGTCTCCCCGCCCTGCACGTCGACGCCGATCGTCAGCAGCGGATACCCTGCCGGGATGATGCCGCGCCGGCGGCCGGATTCATCCGCCCGGTCACGCAGCCCTTCCCAGGCCGGTGCGGTACCCGCCACCTCATAAGGCAGGCCCAGCCAGTCGTTGAAGAACACCCGTTCGGATTCCGGGTCGCCCTTCACCTCCAGCCATTTGCGCGCGATCTGGGCCAGCGTGAACACACCGGTGTAGACGCGCCAGAAATGAAACGACACGCAATCGGTGGGGGCGGACGGATTATGCGCCACCCAGCTTCCCTTCAGGCGGATCGCCATCACATGATGGTTCTCGATCAGACACCCGCAGTCAGGTCCCGTGCAACTGAAGCACGCCGCATCGGGGTTTTCCTCGCGCAGATTGTCCAGGAAATTGTCCCAGGTCAGCGGCTGGTGGTGTCCGCAATGCGGGCAGGGCACATGCCAGTGTTCTTGGCTTCCCTTCAAAAATGCACGCGTGATGCGACAGCCCGGCGCCACCATCGGGGTGGAAACCTTGAACTTCTTTGCGAATGGGAACCCATCCGACCGGCTATCCGCCTGCATTTCCGGATCGCCGGCGTTGTTATCCTCCCATTTGGCCAGATCGTCCTGGACCTGGGCCGACACCGAAATCATCGACAGGCTGGATTCCGACCGGGCGCCCGAAATCTGGATCGCGCCCTGCCCGTCGCGTCGCGCGATGTAGGACAGCGAATTGTCGTCAACCTCGCCAAAGACGCTCCGCAACGCTGTGGATTGGCGCAACATCGGGCGCAGCTTCGTCTTTGCCCACCGCTTGGCGTTGTCTTCCTGCGGATGGGTGTACAGCAGATATCCGCCCTCGACCGCTGCCGTTCCGCAGGTGAACACCAGAGCCACCACCGTCTTGCCGAACTGCGCCGATCCGCGCAGCGCCACCTCGCGCGCGGGGTGATCCGGCTGCAGCACTTCCAGGATCCTGCGGTTCCAGGGATACGCATCCGTTGTATACGGCCCCGGACGGGGAGACTCCCTCCCAAACACCACGTTTTCTTCCGCCCAGCGGTTCAGGTCCAACGGCGGGGGTGGGGTCAGCGCGGCGGCCAGGGCTTCCGCCACGATCCGCTCAGGGTTGGCCAGCATCATGCCCATGGTCTACTCCGCCGCCGCCGGCATCGGGTGATCGTCATCCGCGCCCTGCCCCGCAATCTCCACCTCGAACAGCTGCGGCAGGCCATCCGCCCGTGCCGCCTGCACCTTGGCCAGCCGGGCGCGCGTCTCACGCAGGCCAGCCCGCAGTTCCAGCGTCACGGTGCGAACATCCGCGCCCGGCACCGCGCCGGCGATCCGCGCCGCCCAATCGGGAATTGCCGCATCGAATGCCTGAAGCACATCACCCATGGCGCGGGCGAACGCCGTGCGCGCACGGTCGGCCGGGGTCAGGGTCCCGGCGCGCTCCGCCAGGGCCAGATCACCCTCGGCATTCTCGCGCTGAATTTTACGCAGGCGTTCCGCTTTGTATTCGGCATCAACCCCGCCAATCGGCAGCACCGGGGCCGGCGCCGGGGCCGCACCATCCGTCGGCCCCGCGGGCGACAAATCCATCTGGCCATTGACCGACCGCTGCACCATGTCGGTAGTCTGGTTCAGCTCGGCCTTGGCGCGGGCAACGTCGATCATCTCCTTGCCGTTGACGAACGGCTTGGCCTCACGCGACAGCTTGGGCAGGTGATGGGCGACGGCACTGCGGCCCACGCCCAGAATTCTTGCGAATTCCGCCTTTGTCACCACCTGTTGAACGTTCATGTTCAGTCCCCTGAACGCTATTTGTTCAGTTTGTTCAGGCTCTTGCGAACCCCCTCATTCGTGAGAAACCCCGCGGTTACATTGCCCGCAGGCTTTGGGAACAGGGGGAAGGACCCATGAGCCCTACCCCAACCCCACTACGCCCGACCCGATTTGATGCCGATAGCCCGCCGGCGCAGGATGCGATCCACCTGGCGCAGCAGGTTTGCCCGCATGCGTGACAGGCCGTGGGCCTCGATCCGTTCCATCGCGCGGGTTTCCTTCAGCACCTGATAGATCGATGGCCCCCAAACGGGTTCGATCACCTCTCGAAGCTTGCCCTTATATCTGCCCTTGGACGCAATGCGCTTAACATCCGTCCGGTGCCACACGATTACCCGCCCGCTTTCGGATGCGGGGGCCGTAAACGTCCCTTTGTAAAGCTTCGACTTTCCCCAGGCCTTGGCTCGCACGCCCTTCTTCGGCTTGGCTTTCGGTGGACGCGCCCCCGGCCATGAAGTTGATCAGGTTAAGCGCCTGATGCTTGACCCGCACGGCACCTTCGGGACGCGAGGGGCTGGCCCGGTCCACGAAGAACCGCTTGCGGGCCGATGATACCGGCACGCCCGCCGCCGCCGCGCCAACCCCTGCCCCGAACTTTACCGTCTGGCGCAGGGAATCATTGATCGACAGGGACAGGGCGCGACCAACATCGCGTGGTTTCAGGCGCTTCAGCAGATCATCGGCGGGCTGCATATCAACCCCGACCTTCAGGATTACCGGCATGGCACCCTCGCACGTCAGCAGCCAGAGCCGACCGAACCCCGGAAATGGAAAAGGCCCCGGGGGTTGCCCCGAGGCCCAGTTATCCAACAGTCCCATATTCGGGCCGTGATTCCGGCGAAACTGTCCACCCCCTATTTCAGATTTTTTTCAGCATGCTCGCGAATGGCGGTTTCCAGCGCATCGCAGCCCCGATCCAGCAGGCGGGCAACCCAGGTCTTGCCCCCCAGATCGAACGCCTTGGCCGCCTTGCGCAGCGACATGCCGCGCACCCCGACCGCCATCACGGCGCGGCGCTGATCATCCGGCAGGGCGCCAATCCAGCCTTCCATCAGCGCGAACGACCGTTCGTCGGCTTCCGTCCATCGCCCATCGGTTTGGTCCGACAGGCCCAGCGCATAACGCGCCGCCGCCATATCGGCCCGGTCATCATCGGGGATGCGCAGCCCGGCCCAGGAGCGGAGCTGCCCTTCGAACCGATCCACCTGGGCACGGGGCATGCGCAGATAGCGGCGGCCGTGGTCGCGCAGCAGCACGCGCACCCCGGTTATGATCTCCGCCCTGGTATCCAGCGCCAGCCCCGCGCGCCAACCCAGCGTCAATTCCGGATCGGTAATCCAGTATTCCCGCCCATCCCCATCGACCCGCAGCCGCAAGACCTTCCCGTCTTCGACCCTGGCGACGCCGGTTGATACCAGCGCCACGCTATCGGGGTCCGCACGGCGCATAAATTCCGCCTCGACCTTGGCCCTTACGATCTCTGACCCGGTTTCGGGCAAAACGGGACAGGACCGGGTCAGCACCGGGACACCAGCGATACGGCGGGGTTGAGCCATTATATTAATCCTGTCCCGATATTAAGAATAAGAAGAAGATGTGTGAGGCGCGTGCGCGCGTGCATGCCCATCCGAGGCCGCTAATCCGGCGAAACCGGGACAACCGGGACAGGAGGCCCGCAACCCCAGGAAATGCCTGGGTTTCGGCCTGACCCGCAGGGCGGGACAGGGGCGGGACAGGCAGCCCTAAAACGGGACATGGGCGCCATGATCATGCCCCATCCCCATCCAGCGGGTCGCCGGAGGCGGACCCATCCCAACCCGCAGAGGGGGGTGCGGGGGGAGTATCGGCCGATTCCGTCGACAGGTAGCGGTTGATGATGTGGACCGGGATCAGCACCGCCCGGCAGGTTGCGGCACTGGATGAGCCCCGACCGAACCGTATCGGCTCGCTACTGCGGCGGGGGCCGAGCACCGCCCCGCTGATCATCACATGCGGGGGCAGTTTCAGGAGCGCGGCTTTCCAGCCGCCATGATCCCAGACCGAGGCGTGAAACAGCTTGCGCAGCGCCTCCCACTCATAGGCTACCGCGAGGTGCTGGAACGTCCCTGCGTCGCCGCAATCCACCTCCCGCCACGCCAGCCCCAACCGGCGGAGCTTGGTGTGGGACGGGTCGGTTGGAACATGGCTTGCCTGCAGGGCAGCCGTTACGATCTCCCCGATCAGCTCCTGCGTGCCCGAATGCCATTCGGGGTTATAGCTGGTCAGCAACCGGTTCAGGCAGCTCTCGGCCGGGTCGCGGAATTCCTGGGCATTGGTCATGTTATCGGGCGCGAAGCGCGCCACCATGCGCGCCACGAATGTATCGGGCATCGCACCCCCCCCCCCGAATTTCAGCAACGTCCCACAGGCCAGGAATGCCGCGAACACATCGGCCCCGCGCGTGTCATGCCCCGCCAGCAACAGGGCACGGCGGAACCGCCCATGCAGATCGCCCATGCGATGCCAGCCATCCAGCATGCGCCGTCGCATAGCCCCGCCATAGGTGCTGATGCGCTGCTTATGCCCCTCAAAATCCAATATCTCTTCCGGTCCCGCCTCCAACGGTTTTAAACGCAGGGTCGGAAAGCGGCTGATATCCTGGTTGTCCATGTGCGGCGGATCGATGCCGAAAAACATGAAATTGGCATGGATAATGCCGGTGCTGCCCCCACCCGCGCGCCCGAACGTCCCCCCGGCCCAGTCATAGGCATGGCGGGCAATCTCCACGATGGGCAGGATTTTTTCCTGGCTGTCCGGACCCGCCTTTTTTTCCGCCTCATCAATCACGATCAGGCTGGCGCTGCGCCGCTCCACCGCATCATCGCGGATCGCCGCCTCGCTGTAATTGCGCAGATAGCGCCCATCGGTCAGCAGCGCCGCCAACCGGCTGATGGTCGATTTGCCTCCCCCGAAAGCGGAGGTGACGAAAAACCCCGGCCGGTGCGGGACGGCGCCGGTCAGGAAGGACAGGCAAATCCCCCCCAGATAGATCACCCCGTCGCGTTGCGGATCGGCCCAGGGTATGCGCGCGATCAGGCGCAACAAATCCTCATACTGCGCATCGGTCAGCGGCGCATCGGCCAGCGAAACGCCGACCCCATCGGTACGGGGATAGACATATTGCCCGATGCGACAGCCGGGCCGATGGCGCTGCCAGCGCATACCCGCCCCGTCTTCGGCCCGCGTGATGTGCCAAACCTCCCGCCCGCGATGCAGCACCAGATTACCGGCCAGGTCAGGCTCCGCCCCTTCCGGCCAGCAGCCAGGACCACGGATATGCTGGCCCGGATCGAACCACCCCGCCCGCGCGCATTGCGCCATGGCAAACGCCCGGAAATGCGGCGCGCGATAGGGTTCCCGTCCTTTGGGGGGTGGCCCATCGAAATAGCCGAAACTGTCCATCAGCCAGGTCAAATCGCCAAAGAACAGCCGCTCGATCACATCCGGGCTGAAGCGCGAAACGGTCTGCAACCCACCCTCCACATCGGCGATGTAGAAATGCCTGCGATCCTTACCCAGGAACTGGATGGGGCAGCGATCCATATCGACCTCGCCCGGCCGCCCCGCATAGCCCCCATCATCGTCCTGAGGTTCTGGCGGGGGGACGGGGGGTGGCGCGTCACCCGGTCCGGGACCGGGCAGCACTTCGGCCGCATTGTCGATCGCGTCGGCAATGGCAGCGGGCGGCACACCGTCGCGCGCCGCATCGTTCATATCGCGCCCCGCATCGGGGCGGGCGGGTCCGGGTTCGCCGCGCTTACGGGCCGTCATGCCGCAGCCCTCCGCGCCAGTTCGGGGGCATTGAGCCAGATAATGTCCGCCGCCATTTCCGGCGGCACCGCATTGCCGCAGAAATCGACCTGCAGCGTCTTGGTCAGGGGGATGCGTCGCCCCTCCTCATCAATGCCGTGATCGATGATGTAATCATCCGGAAACCCCTGGGCACGATACAGCTCGCGGGGCGTAAACATGCGCATGCCGATATCGACCAGCTGCCAATCATGCCCATGCACGGTAACCAGCCCGAAGCGGGCCTTGGCGGTGGCGCTGTGCAGCGGGTCGCGCACGGATTGGGAGGTTTGGCCCTGCGAATAGTATTTGGTCAGGAAGGCCCGCACCTCCGCCACATGGCCGCCACCCGCCGCAATGGACGGCACCGGGTCCATAGGCCCGGACATGCGCCGATCCGCGCCATGCAGCGACAGGATGCCGGCGCATGCCTGCATTTCCGCCATGACCACGCCCTGTTGCGACCCCGTGGCGGCAATGGTCGATACTGGATCACGGGCAGGTAACCCTGCCCCCTGATAGCCGCCGCCATTATGCTGTGCCAGGAAGGCGGCAATCATGGCCTGTTTGACGCCACCGGAAACCACGGTTCCCGATGGGCCGCGAATATCCATGGCGCGCGGGGCCTGCCCTTCGCGCTCGCCATAACCGATCTGAGCCATGGTCGCGGCGACCAGGGCCTGCTTACCGCCGCCGCCAGCCGTGATTGCCCCGGCAGGGGTCCGCGCATCCGCCCCGGTTGACCTGCCGTATTGCGGCGACAAGGTCGCTGCGACCAAGGCCCGCTCCCCCCGATGCGCCCCGGTAATGGTGCGCAGGGGCTCGGTAACCGGTTCCAGCCGGCGGCCATGGGTCAGGGTCAGAATGAACGGGTTGGCATCGGTCAAAACCCAGCGCCACACCCCCGCCGCGATCCGCCGCATACTGGCGGGAACGATCGGCCGTTTGACCCGTATCCCGTATTTCGCCTTGATCTCCGCCTCGGTTTCGAAAATCGACGGACAAGGGATATCCCAGTCGATGATATCGGCGGCTGATCGCGCGGGCAGCAGCTTGCCGCTGATCACATCGGGGTGGTTATAGCGTTCCCGCGTGATTTCGGGCCAGCGGATCGCCCGGCCGTCGCGCCTGGCGATCACAAACAGACGCGTGCGCAGGGTGGGGGAGCCATGCCTAAATGCATGCTGATAGACCTTCAGTTTCCGCCATTCCAGCACATAGCCCAGATCGCGCAGCGCCTGTGCCCATTCCCGAAATGTCTGCCCCTTGGCGTGGGGATCGGGGCGGCAATTGCCCGCATCGTCTTCGATCAGCGGACCCCAATCCAGGAATTCCGGAACGTTTTCCAGCATGATGATGCGGGGATTGATTTCCCGCGCCAGCTTGACCACCACCCAGGCCAGATCGCGGATATGGCGCTGCACCGGGGTTGCGCCTTTCGCCCGCGAAAAATGCTTGCAATCGGGCGATGCCCACAGGATGCCGACAGGCCAATCGCCGATTACCGCGCGCGGGTTGAAATGCCAGACATCCTCGGTCACATGGCGGGTTTTGGGATGGTTGGCGCGGTGCATCGCCAGGGCTTCCGCCCGGTGGTTGACCGCGTAATCGGGGGACCGGCCCAGGGCCATTTCAAACCCTGTCGATACCCCGCCGCCCCCGGCGAACAGGTCAATAATCAGCTCCGGCCGCGATCCATCAAACGGCATCAAACACACTCCCCCTCTACTGGCATTGCTGGCGGGTCGGCAAAACGGGTGCTGCGAACGCCGTTCGCGCGCATCCGCGCCATGCCCCGGCGCAGCAGCGCCATCCCGTCGGCATCGGATTTTGGGATATCGCGCAGCCAGACCAGCTCGGTCACGCTGTCGGGCAGCCAGATCCCGGGATGATCGTCCGGCTCCTCGCTGGGCAGCCAGCCGCCATCCGGCAGCGGCGCCCCGCGCGTGCCACGCTTGGCCGCGCCATAGAAATTCGGGAAACTGACGCTGGTAAGCCATGCCGTATCGGGTGCCAGCCGCCCCGCCAGCCAGGCCGCACAGGCCCCGCTCAATACCGTCTCCACCCCCTCCCCCATCACCACGCGGCGCGGGTTGCGCGGGCTATGCAGCGCGATGGACCCGCCCTTCAGCCCCTTGGGTGTTTTCTTCGGAACGGGGACCTTGGCCTTGCCCATCAGATCGGGCGCCAGATAGGTACGATGCACGCCGATGGACCGGCCACGGTCGCGGATCAGCGCCAGCATCACGTCATAGGGGCCGGTGCGCGCCCCATCCTGCCCATCCTGGTAATACAGGCGCGCATGGCGGATGCGGGGCAGTTCCAGCGCATGCAGCGCCGCCCGATCCAACCCCCGCCCCTGCACCAGATAGGTTTCAACCGGGCTGCCCTGCCAGGGTGCGGCATGCGCCCACCAGTCCAGATCGCGCAGCCGGTCCCGTTCCACCAGCCGCGCCGTTTCCGCCGCCTCCTCCTGTTGGCGCCGCCTCGTCTCCTCCGCCCGCGCTTCGATCCGCGCGGGGTCGAGGTCGCCCAACCCGCCCGCATCCAGCAACCGCTTGACGGCAGTGACGAAATCCACCCCCTCATGCGCCATCACGAAATCGATGGGCCGCCCCCACCAGTTGCAGCCATAGCATTGGGCATGGTCGCCGTAGATCGTGAAACTGCCGGTTTTTTCCTTGTGGAACGGGCAGCAGCCAACCTGCAACCCGCCCCGCGCTTCCAGTCGCACCCCCGCGCGCGATACCAGCTCGGCCATGGTCACCGCCCCATTGGCGGCATCGATCACCGATTGCGGGAAACGCCGCCTGCCCATCAGAACGCCCCCTTCTGGGTCGGGGCGGATCGGCGCGGCGGCAACACCACGCGCGCCGCATCGCCATAATCGCGCGTCCAGGGGCCAGCCACGGCCGCGCATTGCGCATGCCCGCGCTGCCTATGCCGGGCACAGGTGCGGGCCACCACCTCAAACACCCGTTTCAGACGCATCCGGGCGGGCCGGCAGAACACAAAGCGCGCGGGCCGGTCGCAGCCGGGGCAGCCGCAGCGCGGTTTCATCCAGATCATCACCCCAGATCCTCCCCAACTCCGCCACGGCGCCGATCCGCGCCGCTTCCTGCATCACAGCCTGTGTACTCATGCCGGATCGGTTAAGGCGGGCGATCACGCCTGCACCCCGTGCGGGCGGGTGATGCTGTGTGTGCGGAAATGCGATGGCACCTCGCCCACGCCATCCCCAGCCACCCGCGCCGCGTAATCCACCAAAGCGCGGTTGACATAATCTACCACCTCGAACGGGCTGGCGGTTTGCGGCACGACCAGCGTCACCGCCACATAGGCATCGCGGTTGCGATTGTCGGGATCGGGCGCGAATCCGCGCGGGTTGCTCATGATTTGGTACCCTCCATTTTGTCGGGACGGATGGCGTAGTCCTGCATCCAGGCCCCACCACAGGCTGGGGCGGAACGGTCAAACACCAGCCAGGAAAACATTTGCCGCCCGCCGCCTTTGTTGGGCAGGCGCTTATGCCCGGGCTTGCAGTTCAGGCGGGGGCTGGTGCGGCATTCCAGCACCAGCGGCAGGGGGGCCAGGAATTCCCGCCCGCCATAGGGCAGGTTGGACCCGACCAGCACACAGGCCAGCCTGTCCGTCAGCGCCAGGGCCTGGGTGATATGCTCGCGGATCGTGGCATAGGGCGGGTTGCCGATAATGCTGCCCCCCGCGCCGTGACGCAGCGTCAGGAAATCGGCCCGGTCCCAGGGGGGTGCGCAGCCCCGGTCAACAATGTCGCTGGCATGGCAGGCATGGCCGGCCCGGCGCACCGCCCCGACCGTCGAACCCGAACCGGCCCAGGGGTCCCAGAACCGATCCCCCGGCCCGACCAGCCCGCGCCGATAGAGCACGGCAAGCAGCGCGGTCGCGGCCCAATCCTCCTCGCGATACCATTCCTGCGGCGCCGGCTGGTATTGCCCGCCCCAGATCGACCGGCTGGCATGCGCGCCGGGAAAAAGCCGCCGGGGCTGGTCGGCCCCGGCGCAGTCATCTACGGAGGATACGACACGCACGCTCATCACAGCCCCATCCGCATGGACAGGGCCAACACGACGGCCAGCAGGCCGCCAATGCCACCACACAACCACGTGGCGACAATCCAGATATCGGCACGGTACAGATCGCCAACCCCCAGGGCGCGCCGCGCGCTGACCCCACAGGCGCAGGCCAGGGCGATCAGCACCCCGGCCCAGATCGACAGGGCAAGCGCCTCGCTCATGGCTGTGCACCGCCCGGCAAATCCGGCGGCCCCATGCGCTGCGCTTTCGGTCTGGCCTGTCCGGACATCACAGCACCCCCAACCGTGCCAGCCCAACCGCCGCCGAATACAGCAGCACGGACGAGATCAGCCAGGACGCCACGGTTACGATCAGCGCGGCGCGGATCATGACCAGACCTCATCCAGCGGATCGATGGGCCAGGACCGGGCCGGGCCACGCGGGGGTTTGGGTTGTCCCTCCATCAGGGCAGCCCGGTGCAGCTCCACCCAGCGGGCACGCTGGCGCGGCCGCGTATCGCCCGGAAACGGGCAGTCATCCACCCCCAGCCCCAGCTGGGCCGACAGCGCGCCATGATGGCCCGCATTGACCAGATCGCCCGCATCCGCCAGGGCATCGATCAAGTAACGGCGCAGCCGCTCCCCCTCGGTCAGCGCGAAATGCGGCAGCTTGCGCAACAGGGCATCGGGGCGGATTGGGGTGGTCATATCTCCACCCTCCCGCCCACACGCACCAGCCGCACAACCGAAGGGCGCGGGGCGCGTGCCCGGATCACACCGTGATCGTCATCGCCCAGCAGCGCCGCACCCGCCCCGAAACAGGCCAGCCCCAGCATCAGCAGGGCGGCGGCACGAACCGCTACAGCCCCAGCCGGGCGAGCAGATCGTTGACCCGGTCCAAATGGTGCCGCGCCCGCCATCGGTGCCAGTGCAGCCGCACCATTGCCCAGGCGCGCCGTAATCCCTGCATATTCCGCCTCCATCGCATCCAGTTCGGCGCGAAGGCGCCGCATCCGGGCCGCGAAATCCCCCGGCCGGGCCTGCAACGCATCGCCAAAAACATCCTCAATGAAGGCCGATCCCCAATACTCCACCATGGCATGCAAATGCCGCATCGCGGGCGGGCGCCCCTCGCGCCAGCCCTGCACCGTGCGGTCATTGGCCCCCAGATTGCGGGCCAGCTGCTTGGCAGGCTCCCGCCCGCACCACGTCGCAATGCGCGCGCCGACCATCTCCATCGCGTCGGGCGCGATATGCAGATTTTGCGCAACCGCGCCCCTCATAATGCAACCCCCGCTGCGCTATCATCTTCCCTGTCATCCCGGGCGAGACCAAACCGGATGTCATCCCGGGCGAGCATCCTTGATGCGAGACCCGGGATCTGTCGCCCCCCACCCACTGGCAAAAAGAACGGCGCCCGGTCACAATGATCATCAGGGGCAGGACCACAGGACCGGGCGCCGGGGCGCGATGCGATGCCCGACCCCGAGGGAGAGGACGGATGGGACACCGCATCATCAGCAGCACCAGGGGTAAGCTGATGCTGATCCGAGCCGCCGGGGACCTCGCCTACGCGGCGCGTATGCGATCCCTGGGGGAGGACGGCCCGAAACGGGAGCTTTGGAAACAGGTCGCCCGCGCGGCCGAAGCCATCGCGCAGGAAACGCGGCTGAAACTGCCGGAGCCGGATTGAGGGTGTGCGGGTCATGCTACGCGCCCCTCCACCAAGCTTCGGGCCAAATGGATGACCGCTTTCCGCTCCGGCAGCACTCCGCGCTCCATCCTACTGACGGTCGCTTGAGACAGCCCCAGGGCCTCAGCCATCTCGGCTTGTGACCAGCCGAGGCGGGTGCGGATGCGGAGAATTTCGGAATCGGTATCGGTCATGGGCAAGAGCTTATGCATAACGCATAGCGACCTGTCAATGCCAAATGCATAGCGCGTTATGCGATACGTCACCCATCACAGGGGATGGTGCAAATGGACGAGCCAAAGGACCGGCTAAAGGCAGCGCGCGAAGCGGCAGGCTATGACAATGGCAGCGATGCCGCGCGGGCGTTCGGCTGGAAAGAACCCACCTATCTGTCGCATGAGAACGGCAGTCGGGGCATCAGACCGGATGCAGCCGCAAAGTATGGGCGCGCCTTCGCCGTCGCTCCCGAGTGGATACTGTATGGCAAGGGCGGCCCGATGGCAGCCAAACGCCCTGTCAAGCCGATCTATCTGCGAGGCTACGTCCAGGCCGGGCTTTGGCAGCCAAATTGGGAATGGGAAGGAGAGGCGGACGCCTGGCAGGAGGTGGTAATCCCCCGCCCGTCGAAATTTGCAGGCGTCGACCTATTCGCGCTGGAGGTTCGCGGGGAAAGCATGAACCTGGTTTACCCACCCGGCACGCTATTGATCTGCGCATCGGTGCACGATCTCCCGGACCGACAGTCGGGGGATGCGGTGATCATCCGCCGATGGAATGATGCCGGCGACGTCGAAATGACGTGCAAGGAATTTCGACAGGACAGTGACGGGTCTGTCTGGCTATGGCCCAGGTCATCCCGCCCGGAACACCAGATGCCAATCCAAATCGCGGCACCGCAACAGCGCAACGGCTGGGCAACTTTCCGCGAAAATGTCCGCATGCTGGACTTCGGAGAGGAGCCCGCATCCACCCTCGCCAGCCCCGGACAGGTCGAAATCGTCGCGGGCGTGGTGTCGCATCTGACGTGGGGATAGAAAGTTCAGAGCGGCAATGACTGCTGGCCCGTCGTGATCTTGGTGTTGATGCGATATGGAATTCCCGCTTGCCCTCGAAGATATCCTTTGCCGTCAAGAGCTGTAGGCGCGGGAACCGACAGTCCCCACAGGTATACATGCCAGCGGCGGCCGCTTCCGCGCGCATGGCTTTAGTGG